AATGCAAGCGGCATCGTTGCTTTCCCGTCGGGGGACCAGACGCTGCGCCTTGGCAAGTACGAGGGCGGATCGGTATACAATCATCTCGACGGTGTTCTGGACGAGGCGCGGTTCAGCGGCGCCGTCCGCTACGCCGGCGGCGTGAACGAGACGCGGTACTTCCGGCCTGTCCGATTCGGTGAGGGCCGTCGCGTGCTGGCCCGCGGACCGGGCGATGGCGTGTCGTTGGGAGGAATGGCGGCATGAGCAGACTCGACCGCGAAACCGACACGGGCGTTGACGTCACGAGTGACCCGCCGCCGACGATCCTTACCAAGACCCTGCCGGCGGTGATCGGCGACTGGACCTTGCGCGGTGCGGTCAAGGTCTCGGCGCTGACCGCCTCGGAAGGTCGCGCCCTGACACTTCGGATGTTCGCCGACGGCGAGCCGGTCTTCGAGTCGAGCGTGCCCTTCACGAGCGGAGCGACGGCGGCGCTGCGGACGAAACGGATCTCGTACAGCGGTGTCGGTGTCGAGGCGGGGGCCGCTCTCACGCTCACGCTCGCGTCGGACAACGCGAACGATACGACCGTGGACGTGGACGCGAGGCTGAACGCCGATGTCGAGGACATCCCCCACACGTGGTTCGTGGATGCGACCCACGGCCACGACACCGAGCACGATGGCCGGAGTGCCCTGACGCCGCTGGCAACGGTTGGTGCCGCGGTGACGGTTGCAGCGAGCGGCGATACGATCCAGATTGGGCCGGGGACGTTCGCCGAGGCGGTGGACTTGGTAACGGCAGACAAGAGTCTGACGCTTCAAGGTGCAGGAATGTACCGGACGGTCATCACCCAATCTGCCGCGGTACACACTATTCTCCTCCACGATGATTGCACGCTTCTGGATCTCAGCGTCATTTCCACACGCGAAGCCAGCGGTTCGGCCATCAACGCCACGGAAAAGACCAACCCTCGGCTGGAACGCGTATATGTCGAAGGACAGGAGACCGGAGGTGTGTTTAACTTCTCCGGTCGGATGGTCATACGTGATTGCTTTGTGAAGAGCGAACTCAGCGCCCTGGTTCTTGCCGGCGACTATCTGTTCATCGAGGGCACTGCCTGCTACTCTGGCAGTCATTACTCTGACTTCCGGTCGCGTGCGTTGTCGATTGATGCAGACCACGGCATCGTCTCCGATTGCATCGTCGTGACGGAACGAGAGACCGAGGATCTCGCCCAGACTATCGGCTTGGAGGTTAGTGGCGCGGTTACTTTCCGCAGAACCTCCATCTATGCCGCCAACTGTGGTTTCAACTTGGACGCTGATGTGGTCGGTGTGCGCGTCTTCGGAGCAGATTCCCGCGTGCTGCTCGACGGCTGTGTGATCGAGACGCCCGATTCCGCAGGTGGAGATAGGTTCGACATTCTTCACGAGGCTGGCGAGGTCGCCGTGACCGGCACGTGGCACGACCCCGCCAAAACATCGGGAACGATCACGCACGTCCAGCCGAGTGCCGCCATCCTCGCCGACACCGACGCCCTAGACGCTCGTCTGACGGACGCCCGTGCCGCCCGCCTGGACGCGGACGTATCGAGCCGGGCGACGCCCGCTGATGTCACGACGGCCCATGCGACGACCGACGGGAAGATCGACGCCCTAAACAATCTGTCGGCCGCTCAGGTCAAGACCCAGGCCGACGGTGCCCTCGCCGATTACGATCCGCCGACGAAAACCGAAATGGACGCGGCCCACGCGCTGTTAGCGACGCCGGCCGACGTGCACACGACCGTCACGCCGGTCCAGATCAATCAGCCGCCGCCGGCCGAGGGCACGACCATCGAAGTGCCGGAGAACAGCGACGAATCCCTGGCCCTGGTGGTCCTGGATTCAAGCGGCGACGCCGTCGACCTGACCGACTACGCCCTGACCCTCGAGGTTTACAAGGGCGGCACGCTCTACTTCGACCTGACGACGGCCGCCGGCGAGATCACCATCACCGGCGCCGAAGCCGGCCAGATCACCATCGACTTCGCCGGCGCCGACCTGGCCGCACCCGGCCGCACCTACCGTTACGAGTTATGGGGCACGCTTTCCGAAAAGACAACCCGGCTCATCGCCGGCACGTTCGTCATTCTCGATTCCAAAGGTCCGCAGTAACAGGCATGCAGGAGACACAACTATGTCGCTGAAACGAGGTTACGAGGCGAAACTGTATTACTGTGCCGACGGCATCGGCGGCACGCCGGAATGGACCGAGGTTACGACCGCCAGGGGCGTGCGGCTGCTGACCTCAATGGGCGAGGTCGATCTGACGCCCCGCGCGTGCGGCGGATTCAAGATGACCGAACCCACGCTCATCGACATGAGCCTTGAGTTCGAACTGCCTTACGACCCTGCCGTGGGGCCGGTCGACGCACTCGAGGACGCCTACTTCGGCCGGACGCTGCTCGGCTTTGCCGTCATGAGCGAGGGCGTGGCCGTGGTCGGCTCGCGCGGCGCGTGGTTCGACGGCAAGGTTCTCAAATGGGAGCGAGACGAGGGCGAGGCCGGCGTCTTGATGGTCAGCGTGACCATCAAACCGTGCTACTCGACCGACGTTCCTGAGTGGAAAGAGATCACCGCCTAAGAGGCTGTGACCGGAAAGAGATCACCGCCCCCGGGTAGTGACATTGACAGGAGAACACACATGGCAACCGACCTAACCGGCCTCGTAGTCGCCCTGGGAATAGACTTCTCGGCGCTTGTCAAGAAGGCCATCGACCTTTCCACGCCCGAGGCGTCGCTCAAGTTCAGCGAGAAGGCCCTCGCGTTGGCCTTTGGCACGGGCGAAAACCAGGCAAACCAGATATGGTGGGACCGGCGGACACTCGCCGGCGACGCGAGCGAGAACCTGGACCTCGCCGGTTCGCTCACCAACGCCTTTGGCGGCACGGTGACCTTCGCCAACGTCAAGGCCATCATCGTGCTGAACCGGTCCGACCAGGCCATCGGCGCGCACGAAGCGACCGACGCCGAAATCTCGGTTGGCGGCGCCGCCGCCAACGAGTTTCAGGGTCCGTTCGAAGCGGCCACCGACGCCATCCGCGTGCCCGCCGGCGGCGTCCTGCTCATCACGAATCCGCAGGCCGACGGGTGGACCGTGACCGCCACCGACAATGACCTCCTCAAAGTTCTGAACAAGGATGCCGACGACGAGGCGCTTTACGACATCATCCTCATCGGCGAATCGGCTTAAGGAGCGACCATGCGGACCTTCACCGACTCACGCGGGCATCAATGGGCGGTGATCATCGACACGAATGCCGTCCGCCGCGCCAAAGAGGCGTCCGGTCTGTACCTCGTGGACGTGATCACCGGCGACGATGCCGAGGTTTTGTTCCGGCGGCTCGCCCGCGACCCCTGCCTAGTGGTTGATGTCGCGTGGGGCGTCTGCAGCCCGGAGGCCGAAGCGACGAAGTTTTCGCGCGAGGACTTCGCGGCCGTCCTGGTGGGCGACGCCATCGACGAGGCGCGGACCGCCATCCTGGAGGGCCTTGTCGATTTTTTCCCGAGGCGCGTCCGGGAAGCCCTGGAGGGAAAACCCGGCGACCCGTCGACGCCTGGCGACTCATCTGGCGAATCGCCGGAATCCTCGGAATCGACCCCGGCCCCCTGACGCTGCGGGAACTCGTATGGATGGCCGAGGCCCACGGCCGCGACGTGTGGACCAGGCACGGCGAACTCGTCTGGATGCTCGCCATTACGCACGGCGACCCGAAAAAGATGCACAACCTGCGGCCCGAGGATTTCACGCCCTACGGCCGTGAACGGGATAATGGTGTTCTTTTGACAAGCGAAAACATCGACCTATTGAAGTCCGTGTTTCCTCAAGTAAAAGGAGAGAAGCCATGAAAGGTCTGTTCACGCTGATGATGCTGTTGCTGTGTGTCGTGCCCTTGGGCTGCGGCGGCGTCCTGCCCGGCTTCCGGTTCGCGCCGACCGAACCGCAGAAGCAAATCGCCCAGGTTTCCGCGGACCTCGCCCAGGTGGCGGCCACGACCGGCCTGCCGCCGCAGTCGGCCGCCGCCGCGCGAATGGTGCAGTCCGCCCGTGTCGGTGCGGCCTACGCCGGCCCGCCGTCCGAACCGGTGGACGTGTCCGATCTGTTGCCCCCGGCGGTAACGCGCGCATGGGAACTCATGGAGCGCCGGGCGGAAGCCCTCGGTCTGAAAGGCGACGTGTTGGAACGCACGGCGGATATAACGTCGGAAGCCCTGGCCGCCCTGGCGGCCGACATCGAAGGCCATGCGAAGGTCGACACCGACCGCGTTGTATTCCGCGGCGAGGCCATCGTCCAGGCGCAGAAGATGGGTGCTGAGATCGCCGACGTGATTCCTGTACCGGGTCTGGATGTCTTGTCGCCCGAGGAAGCGGAACGAATGAAGCGTCTCGAGGCCGCGCTCGGCAAGATTCAGAAGGTCGCCGACGCCCAGGCCGCCCGCCGGCCGACCACCGCCGAAGTTGTAGAGGCCGCCGAAGGCCAGGCCCTTGACACCGTTGACCGCGTGGTCACCGCTCTTGAAGATTACGGCCTCTTGGCCCTGATTCCCGGTGCCGCCGGCGTCGCCCTGGCCGTGCGGAAACGCAAGCAGGCCAGGTTGGCCGGCGAGGATGCCGACGAGGCCCGCGCCGAAGCCGACAAGGTCCGCGCCGAAGCCGACAAGGCCGCCGAGGACGCCAAGTTCGCCCGTCTCCGCGAAGCCGAGGCCAAGGTGGCTGCCGCACAGGCCGCCGCTGAGGCGACCCGCATCATGCTGGCCCAGGCGGGTCAGGCGGCCCAGGCGGCCCCCGTGGCTCCTGAAGTCCTATCGGAAGCGTGATGTCGATAGCCTTCAACATCACAGCAGGTATGTTCTTTGACCGGCCGCTGGTCAAGGCCGCACTGGACCGGACCACGCGCCAGGCCCTCGGCAAGGCCGGTGCGACGATTCGGACGTTTGCGCGGCGCAGCATGCGGTACACCACGAGTGAGCGTGAACAGGCCCGTCTTGTGGAGGCGGGCAAGCGGAAACGCATCAAGGCCCCCGACTCTGCCCCGCCGGGCTCGCCTCCACGGGCTATTAAGCCGCACCCCTGGATACGCAAGTTCCTGTTCTACGGCTACGAGGCGTCCACCACCAGCGTCGTCGTCGGCCCGACCCGCCTTCCGGGCACGCGGATCAACGTACCGGCCCTGAACGAGTTCGGCGGCTCGGCGACGATCCGCAACCCTCGCCGACGCATCCGGCGTGTCGGCGGCGCCGGCGAGGTTCGCGTCGGCGGCCTTGCCGGCAGGACCGCCCGCAAAGTCCGAGATGTCCACGGCCGGCCCGTGATGGTGACTTTTGCCCGCCTGCGGACGGGTGTCCAGGCCGCCAGGGCCAACCGCCTGAACGCCGAACTGTTCGGCCCGGCCGTCCGGCACCTGTTCTATCCGTCCCGGCCGTTCATGGCGCCGGCCCTGTCGGCGGTCCTGCCGTCCACCCCGGCTCTATGGAAAGCCCGACTTGCCGCGTAAGGGTACATGATGGCCATCTCCGCGAGTGACATCCGCGCCGGCCGCGCATACGTCGAACTCTCGGCCGAGGACGCGAAGTTTGTAGAGGGCCTGAAACGTGCTGAGGCCCGGCTCAGTGCATGGGTCGAGCGAAACCGTTGGAGCATCGGCCGCGACGGACAGATGCGTCGCGGTGCAGGCGCCGGCGCAGGTTCAGAGGGCCTGCTAACTCGTACCTTTTCCTCCACGATGATTGCTGGCACCATCAAGGTCGGTGCGGCGATCGCCGCGACCCGCCTGGCACTCGGCAATCTCCGGGTGTTGACGGCTGCGTTTACGGGCGACTGGCGTAAGGCCCGCGAAGAGGTCGAAAAACTGCCGTTCGGACTCGG